GGTAATTGGAGAGCGCGCTGCTCGACTAGCCACAGAATATCAACAAACTAATTGACGGGTGATGAATGGCAAGCACTGGCGGCGTGAAGCTAGGCTCGACATACGATGAGGCGAGAACGCGAAAGGTTAACGCAGAGGCAGAAATCTCGGAGTTGGAGCTTGCAAAAGTACGAAGCCAGCTAGTTGTCGCGGAAGACGTTGAGAAGGCATGGACAGATACTCTTTCAAACTTAAAAGCAAAGCTGACAAACATCCCATCGAAAGCGGCTCCTCTTGTGGCGAGCGAAACGGAGGCGGGTATTGTCCAAGCAATTCTTGCCGATCTCATCAATGAAGCACTTGAAGAACTTAGCACTTATGACCCAGCCATTTCAGCGTCAAGGACTTGCAAGCCTAAAGAGCCATTTGAAGAGGGCAATGATGGCATTGAAGCCGCCGCCACGCCTAAGCGTAAGCGAGTGGGCAGACCTTCAAAGACGACTCGACTCACAGACTAGCGCTGAGGCTGGTATCTGGAGAACTTCCCGCGCAGAGTATCAACGCGGAATCATGGATGCTTGCAGTGACCCAACTATAAAAGAGGTCGTTGTTATGGCGGGCGCTCAACTGGGTAAGTCAGAAGCTCTGCTGAACATCATCGGGTTCCACATCGACCACGATCCATGTCCGATTCTAATGCTACAACCGACAGAATCAATGGCCCAATCCTTCTCGAAAGACCGTGTGTCTTCTGGCTTGCTGCGATCAACGCCATGCCTGTTTGGTAAGGTCAAAGATCCACGGGCTAGAGACTCTAATAACACCACGCTTCACAAGATCTTTCCCGGCGGCAGTCTCAGCTTGGTCGGGGCAAACAGCCCGGCAGGGCTTGCGTCACGCCCGATAAGAATAGTCTTAGCTGATGAGGTTGACAGGTTCCCTGCATCTGCCGGCAGTGAGGGTGATCCACTTTCGCTCGCGAGGAAACGTACCAGTACGTTTTGGAATCGCAAGATCATCGCGGTATCAACACCAACCATCAAGGGCGTATCGCGAATCGAGGACGCATACGAGAAGAGTGACAAGCGAGAATATTATGTTCCGTGCAAGCATTGCGAGCATGAGCAGACCCTGAAGTGGGCAAGCGTTCGCTGGGTTGACAGAGATCCAGACACTGCCAGCTATCTATGCGATGAATGCGCGACACTTTGGACCGACGCTGATCGAAGATGGTCGATTAGAAACGGGCGCTGGATATCTGGGGAAGACTTTAAGGGTATTGCTGGCTTCAAAATCTCTGGCCTATATTCTCCTTGGACGCCTCTTGCGGATGGCGTTCGTGAGTTCCTATCGGTCAAGAAAAACCCAGAGCAATTGAAGGTCTGGACGAATACTTACTTGGGCGAAGTTTGGGAAGACTTCGGTGAATCTGTCGATGAATTGAATTTAATGGAACGCCGCGAGCATTTCAACAAGGTGCCAGAAGGCGTGATCATGGTCGTTTGCGGGGCAGACGTGCAGAACGATAGAATTGAAATTACATTCCTCGGGATAGGGCGCGACGAAGAAAGCTGGGTTTTAGATCACCAGATACTCTGGGGAGATCCTTCGACGCCGCAGTTATGGACGGCGCTAGATTCGCAGATTTCCAGAACGTTTGAGACTGAAGACGGTCGAGAGATGGCCGTTAGATCCACTGCAATTGACTCAGGTGGTCACTTCACTAACACGGTTTACCAGTACGCAGCGCGGAACTTTTCTCGGCGTGTGTTTGCTATTAAAGGTGTCGGGGGTGAGGGCAAGCCAGTCGCAGGCAAGCCATCTCGGAACAATACAGTAAAGTGCAGGCTTTTTCCCGTTGGCGTTGACACGGTAAAAGACCTTGTTTTTGCAAGGCTTAGAATCCAAGAAGAGGGGCCCGGATACATTCATTTTTCAGACACGCTTAATGACGAATACTTCAGGCAGCTCACGGCAGAGAAAATAATTGTCAAGTTTGTTCGCGGATTTAAGCGCAGGGTTTTTACAAAAATAAGACCCAGAAATGAGGCTTTAGACTGTTTTGTGTACTCTTTGGCTGCATATAGTATAATAAATACAAATGTTAATAGCATTGCCGCGAGACTTGAGGCAAAATCGGGAAGAAATGAGCCTGTCGAAGAAGTTGAAGCAGTCGAACCGCCTATAAAGCGCCGACCAATTCAACGCAGGGCGAGTTCAAACTACACTAATTCTTGGCGATAAAATGGCGAATTTGTTCGATCGTTCTAATTATCCAACTCAGGAACCGGCAACGCTGGCATCTGGCGACCGCTGGGTGTGGAAGAGGCCAGACTTTGTTGGGTCTTATCCAACTGCTGACTATTCTTTAACCTATGAATTTCAAGATGATGCCGGCGGTGGCTCTGCAAACGCCTTTACAATAATAGCGATCTTAACCCCAGACGCATATATTGTTGAAGTGCCATCTGCAACCACCGCCGGGTACTCTGCCAGCACCTACCGTTGGTCAGCTTTCATTACCAAAACAGCAGACTCGCAAAGAGTCACGGTTGACAATGGCTTTCTCACGGTTTCTGCTAATTATGCAGACACCACGGCGGATCAAAGAAGCCACGCCAAGAAAGTGCTGGATTCAATTCAAGCGGTTATGGAGAACCGAGCGACGATAGATCAAAGCTCTTTTTCTATCGCCGGCAGGAGCCTATCACGCATGTCAGTGGATGAGTTGTTTCAATACCGCGACCGATATCAGACAGAATACAACGCAGAAATTAAACGCGCCAGAATCAAGAATAAAAAACCCACCGGCAACATGATTGGGGTGCGCTTCTAATGGCGTGGTATAACGTGTTTGGAGGCAAGAAAGAAACCCGCAAAGCGATTCCGCTAGTTAAACGCTCATTTAAGGGGGCTTCTGGCGGTCGGTTGTTTGCTGACTTCTTCAGCAGTTCCGCTAGTGCTGACCAAGAATTGAAGCAGGCTTTGGTTACTTTACGCAATCGCAGTCGCGAGCTATCAAGAAACGATGCTTATGTTTCACGATACTTGAACCTTCTCACGTCGAACGTGGTTGGAGCGTCAGGAATCAGGGTCAATTCAAAGGCGCGTGATGCTGATGGAACACTTGATCAAGTAGCCAACGCAATTATCGAGAACTCATGGAAGAAGTTCTCAAAGAAAGGTAATTGCACGGCTGACGGCCAGCAGTCCATGATTGATTGCCAGAAGATGTTTATCGAGGCGCTGGCGCGTGACGGCGAGGTTTTAGTGCGACAAATTACCGATCCTGCGAGTGAGTTCGGTTATCGAATCGAGTTTCTTGAAGCAGATCACTTAATAGACACGAAAAATGAAACATTCACAAACGGCAATCGCATCATTATGGGCGTCGAGATAGACGCAAGACGCAAGCCGGTGGCCTATCATTTATACAAGAACCATCCGAACGACCTCGGAACCGGGCAAAGCAATGAGACAATCAGAGTCCCAGCGGATGAAGTGATTCACGCCTTTATCAGACAGCGGCCGGAACAAACCCGAGGTTATCCTTTTGTCGCGTCGGTGATGTCAAACATCAAGATGCTGAATGGCTATTACGAAGCTGAGATCGTTGCGGCACGGGTAAGCAGTGCGAAGATGGGGTTCTTCACGACTCCCGCTGGCGATGGTTACGTTGGTGATGATCTACAGGATGACTACACGCCAATTTCTTCAGCCGAGGCTGGAGTTTTTGAGCAATTACCTGCCGGGATGGATTTCAAACCATTTGACCCGGCGCATCCCACGACGGCTTTTGACTCTTTCAGCACAGCGGTTCTCAGGTCGATCGCCAGTGGTCTGAATATATCATATCACTCGCTTTCTAATGACCTTTCAAGCGTGAACTACAGTTCTCTGCGAGCGGGTAGCCTTGAAGACCGCGACCAGTATCGGATGCTTCAGAGGTTCATGGTCGAGCATTTTGTTGAACCTGTTTTTCGGTCATGGCTGAAGAACGCGATGACCAAGTCGATGAATCTTCCGATTCAAAAATACGATAAATTTGCAGACGGTGTTTCTTTCATTCCTCGCTCGTGGGGCTGGGTAGATCCGCAACGCGAAATGGCAGCTCACATTGCCGGTCTTCAAAATGGCATCGTGACATATCAGGATATCGAGGCAAGCTACGGTCGAGATGTTGAGGAGCTTTTCGAGCAGCACGACCGAGAGCAAAAACTTGCAGAGCAGTACAATATCAAAACGGCATTCCAACCATTCGGCGCGAAGTTGCCGACAGCAGCAGAAGTTCAAGGAGTCATTCCAGATGACGGATCAGACTGAAGAGCAAAGACACGTTATTAGCGTCGAAGAAACAGAAACGTCGATAATCGTTGAGTTTCAAAAAGAAGAAGCCATCGAAGAACCGGCTGAAGAAATCGAAGAAGTTGAAGACGTTGTTGAAGAAATTGTTGAAGAAATCGAGGAAGAGGCTCGCGAGATTGCGCCGGGTAAAGTTGTTTACCGAACAATCGACCTTTCTCGCGGATCAATCGATGAAGAAAAAAGAATAGTTCGTATCGGTGTTTCTAGTGAGACGCCGGTCGAAAGAGACTTTGGCTTAGAAGTTCTGAGCCACAGGAAAGAAGACATAGACATGGCGTTTATGGCTTCCGGGCGAGCGCCACTTTTGAACAATCATAAAATGGATGAGCAAATTGGCGTAATTCGTTCTTTTTACCTTGATGAGACGCAGCGGAGAACCGTTGCGATGGTGGAATTTGGAAAGTCTGCTTTGGCTCAAGAGGTTTTTGAAGATGTAAAGGCCGGCATTAAGCAGAATATATCTGTCGGCTATAGCATCACGAAAATGGCACGTTCTAAAGACAATGAAGGCAGAGAAATCTACCGGGCATCATGGATGCCGATGGAGGCATCTATTGTAAGTATCCCGGCTGATTCGTCTAAATTTGTTGGAGTTGGGCGTTCTAATCAAAAAACTTTAATCAATAAAACTGGAGAAAACCCTATGAGTGACAACACTCTTGACATTCGCCAAGTTACTGATTCAGCAAAAGCAGAAGTTCAAAAGTCTTTTACTGAAATCATGGCTTTAGGCAAGCACCACAACCAGCGTGATTTAGCTGAAAAAGCAATTGAGCGCGGTATCAATGCCGAGCAGTTCCGTGGTGAGCTTTTGGAAGCTATTTCCAATGCTCGACCTCTGGAAACTCCTGCGGCTGTTGTTGATGTTCCAAAGCGAGAGCAGCGGGCTTACAGCATCATTCGAGCGATCAAGGCTGCTTCATCTGGCGACTGGCGTGAAGCTGGTTACGAGCGTGAAATCTCCGACGAGATCGCACATCGTTCAGGCAAAGAAGCTCGTGGTTTTTATCTGCCTGGCAACATTAGCTGGGGCCAGCGTGACCAAACTGCGGGCACTGGTTCAGCCGGTGGCTATTTGGTTGGCACTGATCACTTAGCAGACCAGTTCATCGAGGCACTACAAGCTCGATTGACCATCACTTCACTTGGCGCACGAGTCATGCAAGGCTTGAAGGGCGACGTTGCCATTCCTAAGTTGTCTGCTTCTGTGACCAACGCCGCGTTCGTTGCTGAAGGTTCAGCACCAAGCGAAGGCGCTGCGACTTTCTCACAAATAACGATGTCACCAAAAACTTTGGCCGCTTACGTTGACGTTTCACGTCGTTTGATCCAGCAGTCAGATCCTTCAGTTGAGCAGGTTTTGCGTAACGACATCATCAACACTTTTGCACGAAAGATTGATGAAGTTGCTATCCAAGGCGGCGCGGCTAACGCTCCATCTGGCATCATTGCAAACGCCGGCACGAATGTCGTTTCAATGGGCACCAATGGCGCAGTGTTAACCTACGCCAAGGTGGTTGAGCTGATCAAGGCAGTTGAAGAAGACAACGCCATGATGACTAGCGCAAATTTCCTGACTAACCCTAAAGTGATTGCCGCTTTGCGTACCATCAGCAAGCAGGCATCTGGTGTTGAAGGCAACTTCATCATGGACCCAATGGGCACTGTGTTGGGTTCAAATGTCGCGTCAAGCACGTTGGTCCCTAGCAACCTTACCAAGGGCACCGGAACGTCATTGAGCGCATTGTTGTATGGTGATTTCAGCCAGATAATGCTTGGCTTCTGGTCAGGTGTTGATGTGGTTGTTGATCAGTCAAGCCTGTCAACTTCTGGTGGAACGCGACTCGCTTTCTTCCAAGACCTTGACGTGGCTCTGCGATATCCTGAGTCCTTCTCAGTAATCAAAGACATCATAGCAAGCTAAACAGGGCGGGGAGGGCTTCGGCCTTCCCCAATCTTGGGGGTAACATGCAGATAATCATTACTATTCCATGTCATTTTCGCGGTGTACCACGGTCTCGCGGTGACGTTTTAACGGTATCAGAAGCAGAAGCGCGGCAATATGTTAGCTCTGGTCATGCTGCTGAGTTTGAAGTTAAAGAAAAAAAGACCTTGAAGAAGGCAGTTGAGAAAGTAACCAAGCGATGAGCTTAGAATTTGATTCTGATTTTGATGGATATTTTGACGCCCTATACGGTCACGGCGAAGCGTGTACTTTCACGCCTGAAGGCGGCGCTGGGGTATCAATAAAAGTTATTTTGGATCAAGAGTATTTTGAAGTGCCCGGCGAGAGTGTCGGGGTCAACAGTAGCCAACCGATAGTTTACGGCAAGGCAAAAGATTTGAAAGCTGCGAAGTATGGCGACCAGTTAAGTTTTGCGGCTATAAAGGACTTGAGTGGCAACACGATCAAAAACGCCACGATCTACAAGGTAACAGGCGTACAACCGGACAACACTGGGTTGATTGTCTTGACGCTTACAGATACCACCGCAGCCGGGGCGTTGCGCCGGGAAAGCATCAATGTGGCCGGGGGTAACTAATGCACGTCAGACAGCAAATTAGAGAGCATGTCGGCACGATATTAACTGGCCTCACGTCAACAGGCGATAGGGTGTATCAGTCAAGAGTCTGGCCGCTAAATGCCGAGACGATGCCGGCGCTTTTAGTGTACACGACAACGGAAACGTCAGAAACTGACACAATGGGGCCGACTCTTACTTTGAACAGAGAGCTGGTCTTGATCGTCGAGGCATACGTTCGTAACATTACAGTCTATGATGATCTGATTGACACAATTTGCAGTGAAGTAGAAGTCGCAATGGCGGCTGATAGAACGCTTGGAGGGCTGGCAAAGTTTAGCTTTCTCTCTGGGACAGACATCAGCTACAACGGTGAGGGTGAACAGCCGGTTAGTATAGTAACGCTAGAGTTTGCGATACAATACAGAACAGCAGTGAACGCTCCAAATATAGGTGTATAATATGGAAATGCAAAGTCCTGATGGAAGCACAAAGATAACCGCTCATCCATCGAAAGTTGAATCATTCTTGGCTCGCGGATGGGAGCCGGTTAATCACAAGGTGAAGCCGAAAGCGAAAGCCAAAGCCGAGCCACAAAAAGAGGTTTTATAAATGGCTACTCACACAGGTTCAGCAGGAACAATCAAGGTTGGCGCGGCGTCAGTTGCAGAGTTGAGAAGTTTCAGCATTGAAGAAACAGCGGATACGGTTGAAACCACCGTGATGACTGATTCGGCGCGAACATTCAAGCCTACACTCACATCGTTCAGCGGTTCAGCCGACGTTTACTGGGATGAAACAGACACCTCCGGTCAGGTGGCTTTGTCTGTTGGCTCTGAAGTTACTATTGGATTCTATCCAGAAGGCGATTCGTCTGCTTCAACTTACTACACCGGGTCAGCTATTGTGACCGGCGTTAGTCGTTCAAGCTCTTTTGACGGAATGGTTGAGGCATCTATTTCCTTGCAAGGTAATGGCGCACTCACCACTAGCGTTGTAGCTTGAGTATTTTAGACAAAGCCAAGACGCATTATCAGAGCGTATTGGCCGCTGATCCGAAGCCTATTGAGATCGAAGAGTGGGGCGGAAGGTATTTTGTCCGTCCTCAGATATCGGTTAAAAAGAAGATGGAGATTCAGCAGCGTCTAACTTCTGACAAGATGGATGAAGGGCTTGCGCTGACGGTGATCTACTATTTGTGTCAGGAAGATGGTGAAGCCTGTTTCACAAAACCGGAACTCACCGAAATTGTGAGATCCGTTGATCCTGACGTGCTGATCAGGGTAGCGGGTGAAATCGCTGATATGCAGCCAAAAGCGGAAGACCTCGAAAAAAACTGATAACCGACGATGCTCTACTCTTCGCGTACCAACTTGCGGAACATTTACACAAGACGGTTGACGAGATTACAGAGATGAGCATGGTCGAGTTTCAAGGCTGGGTGGCATATTTTAAGGTGAAGCATGGCTCAGAATCCCGTTAGAATCCCGATTACAGCGACCAACAAGACCGCTCAAGCCTTCGCTCAGGTAAATAAAGGCTTGAAGTCAATGGGTAGCTTCGCGGGACAAACCGCGATGAAGATCGGGAAAATTGGCGTTGCTTTTGCGACTCTGGGTGTGGCAACTGCCACCGTTATGACCAAATCATCAATGCAAACCGTTGATGCGCTGGCGAAGACCGCTGATAAGCTCGGAATTACGACTCAAGCACTTGGCGGACTTCAACACGCTGCGGAACTCAGCGGCGTATCTACCGAAACCATGAACATGGCGCTTCAGCGGATGACTCGAAGAGTCGCCGAGGCGTCTATGGGTTCTGGCGAGGCTGTTAATGCGCTCAAAGAGCTTGGGATCAACGCCACTGAACTTGTGAAATTACCTCTAGATAAGCAGATGCAAATTATCGCTGACGCAATGGGCGGCGTTGAAAGGCAGTCAGACAAAGTTCGCTTGGCAATGAAACTCTTCGACTCTGAAGGTGTGGCATTGGTCAACACGCTTTCAGGTGGCAGTTCTGAGTTGAAAGCGATGGCCGCAGAGGCTGAGCATCTTGGAATTACCATTTCGCGGATAGACGCAGCACAGATAGAATTGGCAAACGATGCCGTCTCAAGGGCAACGGGCGTTTTCACGGGGCTTGGCAATCAGCTTTCGACAGCATTCAGCCCTATTATTACGCAACTTTCTACAGATTTTTATCAAGCGGCTTTGGACACGGAAGGTTTTGGCAATATCGGACAAGACGTTGCCGGCTGGGTGGTGACAGCGTTCGGCAATGTTATGGATGTTATCCAGAGGGTAAGCCTTGCAATGATGCAAATGAAGCTGGTTGCTCTAAACGTCAAAGGCGCATTGCAAGATGTTTTTGAGCCTACTGCCGCCGCCGCAGAGTATGCGAAGCAAGAAAGAGCAATGAACCAAATGCTTATATCTGGAAAAATAGGCTTTGGAGAGTTTTCACGATGGCAGATTGAAAACCAAAAGAAAGTTCGCGATGGCACTTTCATGATCAACGGTGATATCAAAAAAGGCGCAGCGGAAACTCAAGACGAAATAGCCAAGTTAATGGAAAAAATGACAGCTCTAACTAGCGCCGAATTGCCCAGCGATAGAATTGAGGCTTTTTATCAGAGGGCAATTGCCGCGTCAGCAGCGGCAGGGCAAGTTATTGCCGACAACGCGCCGGGCAAGGTACTTCTTGACGATATGGACGTCAACGGGGCGGCGGTGCTTGAAAAGTTAACGTTCAACCAAGAGCAGCAAATCGAAGGTCAGAAACGATTGGCCGCGTTTAATCAGAAGTCAGGCGTGGCGCAAACAAGCCAAGTGATCGGAGAATTGGCTAATCAGTTCTCAGCAATTTCAAGCAATAACAAAAAACTATTCGCGGTTAACAAAGCGTTCCAGATAGCGCAAGCGATCATGCAAACTTATTCCGCCGCGACTTTGGCGCTCGCTAGTTACCCACCGCCTCTTGGTTTTGTCATGGCCGCTGGTGCAGTTGCAAGTGGACTCGGGCAGGTTGCTCAGATCAAAGCTCAGTCTTTCGAGGGTGGTGGCTTCACTGGTCCCGGAGCGCGAGCAGGTGGGCTGGATGGAAAAGGTGGATACATGGCGATGGTTCATCCGAACGAGTCTGTAATCGACCACACGAAAGGCCAGAGCGGCGGAGTGACCATTGTTAACAACATTGACGCTTCTGGCGCGGGCCCAGACGTAGAACAAAAAATAAGAATGGCAATGGAGCAATCAAGCTCGGCAACAATTGCTCAGATACAGTCATTGATGCAGAGGCGACGATTCGTATGAGTATTTTTCCGTTTCCTCAAATTACGCCGACATCAAGCAGCTTTGAACTAGTAACGAACACAAAGACATTTCGTTCACCTATAACTAACTCGGTACAAACGTCCGGTCGTCAGGGTTCTCTCTGGAAAGTTGGCATGTCGTTCAACAATTTAAGCGGCGATGACAGGTCGGAAATGCAGGCTTTTCTTGCCAAGCTGAATGGGCAGGAGCATCGGTTTACGCTTCATGATCATTCGTATACTCGAAGGGGGGTTGGGACAGGAACTTTGACAATAAACGGTTCTGGTCAGTCTGGCGCGAATCTTGTTTGCTCAACCACGGGCACCTTGATTATCGGATACGTCAAGGCTGGCGATTACGTCTCATTTAACAACGAACTTCACATGGTCACTGCTGATGCTAATTCAGACGTGTCTGGAAATATAACAATTAAGATTGCTCCGCCAATTCGCAAGCCAACCATAAACAACGATAATATTGATTATACTTCCCCTGTTAATGGCGTTTTCATGCTTGCATCGAAGTCTGGCTGGAGCAATGAGCTTGCAGGTTTGTCGTCATTCAGCATTGAAGCCGTTGAGGATGTATTAGCGTGAGCAGACCATTTTTACCGGATAGCTTGGCCGCATTTGATTTACCATATGTTACCGTTTTGACCTTTGTGAAATTAGAATTTGCTGCCGAAACAGTATACGTCCACAACGGGATCGGAACGTACTCTTGGGGCGGTCAGGATTGGCTTGGTGTTGGAAGCCTTGGGTCAGTTTCAACGCTTGAGGAAGGATCAGACGTCAGTCCTTATTCGATAACTCTCACGTTATCGGCGCTCGATGCAACGTTGTCCGGTCAGGCTTTGAATGAAGATTACTTCATGCGACCTGTTACGGTTTATGTCGGGGTTCTATCGGCAGATGATGAATTATTGGATGATCCAATCCCAATGTGGACTGGCTTCATGGATGTGATGAGCGTCACGGCTGGACAGGAGGGCGAGGGTGGTGATCAGATCATTGTCACCTGCGAATCTGAATTAGCAGAATTCGATAGGTCTGCCAATTTAAGATATACGAATCAGACACAACAACGGCTTTATCCTTCAGATACCTTTTTCGAGTTTATGCCAAAAATTGATGGTTTAAAAATTAAATGGCGCGGCGATTCAGACAGCGGTGGAACGGCTGGAACTGCTGCTGATACAAAGACTCGCAGAACAGATTGATGGTTCGCCAAGCCTTGAATTCATGGAAAAGGCGACAGTTTGAATACGGCGATTCAGATTGCTGCCAGTTTGTCGCGCATGTGCTTTTGGAGCTAACCGGAAAAGATTATATTCACGCTTTCGGGTACAATAGCGAAAAGGGCGCTGAAGAGATCTTGGCCGAGCATGGAGGAATGGAAGGGCTGGTTTCCTTCGCACTTCAGACGCTGCCAAGCGAAGACTTCGGCGACGGTGATCCGGTTATTGTTGATCTGCCTATAGTCGGGCAGGCCATGGGCATAAAATTCGGAACAGAAGCTGTTTGCCTGACCAAAAAAGGCATGGCTAGAGTCAACGAAAGATACATCACAAAGGGTTGGAAGATATGCCGCCAGTAATTTTAGCAGTAACCGCAATCGGATCGGCTGTGATTGGAGCTGTTGGCGGCGCTGCTTTTCTGGCTGGTTTGAGTCTTTCTGCTTTCGTGGGCGTAACGTTGGTTGCTGGCACGGCTATCATCGCTGGCGGGGCAATGCTTGCCACCAAACTTCTAACGCCAGATATGCCGGGAGTCCCAGATACTGACCGGAGCAGACAAGTAACATCAAAAAGCACTGTTGAGCCAATGAAAATAATCTACGGTCAGGCGCTGGTGTCTGGACCGCTGGCTTTCTTAGGATTATCGGGAAGCGACAACCAAGACCTTCATCATGTTATTGCGCTTGCTGGTCATGAAGTCGAGGCGATTACAGACGTTTGGCTTGACGATGAGGTTATAACGAACCCAAGCGGGCCGGTTATATCTGGTACATTCGGGCCAGTTTCGGTGTCTGGAAGCAGTATTACCCAAGTTTATGTTGCCAAATATCTTGGCACTGCTGGTCAAACTGCTGATCCA